AGGCTTTAGATTCTAAAAAGCCAAAGGCTGTTAAGAAAACTGCTCCGGCTCAAAATAGCGTAGCTAAAAAGATGGATAATAGAATTACTGCACTGGAGACTAAAGTCTCTGACATTGATTCTAAGCTAGATGCAATGCTTGAAATTTTACAGGCATCTAAATAATCTATCGGCCACGGACGGCTTTTAATTTCTATTAATAATATAATTTATAGGTGATGACATGGTTAAATACAAACTGACTGATGCTGAAAGAGCTACTGCTCTTAGAAATGAAATTACTTGGGCTGTAGAGTATGTTTATCGTGTTGCTGAATCTTTAGATCTTAATAGGCCAGAAATGGCTAAAAGGGATTTAGATGGTCTAATGGATATAGTAGATTCTATTAAACATTTAACTGAAGCTAAAGAGGTGGTTATCAATGAATAATTATTGGTGGGAAATATTATTTCCTGATGTTAGTTTTAGGGATAAAATTTGTGTTGTTTATGCTGATGGTACTGAAGAAATCTATAAGCATTTGTATGTGAATAGTTTTGTTTTAAAAGAAATCGAATGGGAAAACGTAATCGACTGTTTTGAGGTATAAAGCTATGAAAATTGTTATTTCTACTCAGGTGTTTGAAAACTATGGCTCACATGATTGGAATGGTGAGGGCGAGTGTCCACAATACTGGAAGCCCAAGTTTGGACATATCTATATCGTTTCTGATATAGATGTATCTAAAGCTACGGATAGCAGCTTCTGGGATAAGATCTATGATCTTGTTGAGGTTAGAGATAACTATTTTCAAGAGTTTATTATTGACTCAGACCTAGTTGATGCTGTAGATTTTGATATATCAAACTACTGCGAACACTGGGAAAAGCCAATAGAAATTACTGCGGAGATGTATGCCGATGGATAAAATTAAATTAAAGTCTGGTGACGAGGTTGATGTATTCTCAAAGCACCGCAAGCTACATAACTTTAAAAAGGGCGTAGTAAAAAAAGTTAAGCGTGGTTATAACAAACGCTTTCGTAAAGAATCTAAAAAATTACTAAACGAGGATTAAGCTATGGAAGATTTATTTGAGTTTCTACTAGAAGTAGGGTTGTTAATTTCGGTAATTGGTTTAGCTTACATTGGAATATTATTTTATGTTGTTTTAACTGGAGGTGCATAATGTTTATAATTAAACAAGGTTGGAAATTAGTACACAGTGAAACTGGTGAAGCTGTTGTAGAAAAAGAATTAGTGCGTGGTAGAGATAATGAAGCTTGGGTTGTTGAAGGTGGTACGCCACCACATAAACCTTCTAGCACTGGTAGAGTCTGGGTAAGATTATTAGATAATGCCAAGTGGAATAGAGAGTTTTTCCCGACCGTATTTAATATGAAATGGGTTGAACCTGAGTAATATAGTAAATTTATAAAGCCTATTACGTTAGTAGTAGGCTTCAATAAATTAACTAATTTCCCCCTAGCAGTCCTTTGCCCCTCTTCGGAGGGGTTTTTTTTGGAGGTTTGACAATGATTGATTTGAACTTGATAGTAGTAACTATATTAAGCGGTTTTGTTATCGCTTTTATTCTTAATAAAACTCAGAGGAATAAAGTTATGATGGAAATGTATACAGTTTGGGTAGGTGGTGTTGAGGCTGTTTGTTATCCTGTAGATATGCAAACAGCTAGACATATAGCTGAAAAGTATTGGGAAGAAGGCTATGATGATGTTCATATTTGTATAGCGAGTAATGTTTATGACTAAGAATTTTAATGAAGTTTTAGATATATTAAATAAAGCTTTCCCAGAGCTACTGGCCGTTGATTCAGCAGAGTTTGCCGAAAGATATATACCTGAAAACGGAATATGGTTTAAAGGTTCTGAAGGTGGACTTGCCCCTGATGGTTTACCATTGTTTGATTATTATATGGAGTTTGGGATTCATCGGGATACTGATGGTGTTCACCCAAAGCTAAATAATCTTTTGCGTAAACACGGCTTTTATCCAGAGCCATACGATGCAGGAACTTTAATGGCGGGTATATTATAGAATTATGTCACCCCTCTTAGCCCACTTCGGTGGGCATTTTTTTTGGAGAGTGCTATGAAAAAACTTACTGAAGTAAAAGATGTAGAAAATTTTGAAGAATTATATAAATGGATTTGCAGTCAGAAGATAGACTCTAAAGATCGTAGGATTCTTTATGAGATGACAGACAAGGTTTGTGAATTAAATTTTAAACACTTACAAACTAAAGGTTATTTAAATACTTTAAGCTAACGTGTATTTCACAAGTTGTTTATCGCAGGGAAATGTATTGACAGCAACATGGCAGTTCTGTAGCTTGGAAAACGTCAAAACGAAACGAGGTGACTCATGTATAAAACTCATGCAATAGCTTGTCAGCAATATGCACAAAGATCAGCAGAAAATATGGCTGATGTTGTGTTGATGGTAGTGTTAAGTATTCAGCAAAACTGGTTAGGTGTAGGCGATCAGCTTGCTGATGTTAGAAAAAATAAAAGCGAAAGTAGATTTCTATGGGGCAACAAGGCAAACACCTATAGATATTTACAAACCCACAAACATAAAATGTATGGTCAGGTGATGGCTGTTATAAATTCTAAGCAGACCGATCAAAAGAAAGCTCATTCTCTGATGAAAATATTTCTTAGAGTTGATGGTCTTGGAGTGCCAAAGGCAGGGTTCGCTTGTCAATTAACAGCAGGGTTTGTCGGTTGCATGGACGTTCATAATATTAAAATGTATGGGCTTGATCCTAAAGCTTTTTCGTTGGCTAAAAACCCTAAGACTAACAAGGGCTTACTGGCGAATACTCAAAAGATTCTAGCTTATATATCTTTATGTGAGGAGTACGGTACTGAAAATTTATGGAATAGTTGGTGTAGTTTTTTAGCTACTAAGTCACCTAAGTGGCAAGATGGTAATCATGTTAGTGAAGTTCACTATACATATTTAACAGGTGAATATAGTAATGGCGAAATGTAAATGCGGTAAACGAGCAGATATAAAAACTAAGGATCAATATCTATGTGCAGATTGTTGGATTAGATATGTGTTCCCTTTCTTTAAAAATAAAATGAGGATTAAAAAATGATTAAGAATTTAGCTGAAGTTATAGAGTCATGGATACGAGAAATAATTCTAGAGTGCAGTAATGATGTGCATTTCGAGGCAAAGCTAAGAGATATGGCAGTTTTACATGAGCGTGATGCAAATAGAATTGCAAGCCTAGAGCGTGAGATTTTATTGCTAAAAGGTAATCCTGTAGAATTAGAATCTAATGATGACCTGACAGTAGTCGAAAGATTAGAAGGTATAGAGTCTAGATTAGATGATTTAGATTCTGGCATAGACGATGCTAACTCAACAGCAGAAAATGCTTATTCTGAGTGTAGTGATCTTGAATGTAGAATAGACGAGTTGGAGCAATTACATCAAGATGAAATAGATCCTGAAGATATAGAGCGAACTGTACTTAGGGCTGTACAAGATGATATAAATGAACAAGTTATCAGTGCAGTAAGATCTGAACTAGATGCTGTAGATTTCAGAGTAACTATTGAGCGTTGATATAACTTACAGCACATAGGGCGTAATAGTTCTATGTGCTGTTTAACTGGAGAATGGCTATGGATTATACAGTGATATGCGGTAAGACTGGAGATATAAAATACTATACGGAGCATAAACCTAACCTTCCCAGTGTTTGGGAGCTACCAGTAGGTAGCGAAGAAGACTACTGGACTTATACAAAATTACCAGAGGATAGATGATATGAACGATAAAGAATTTTTTGATTGGTTAAAGACTTGCCCTACTGAAGATTGGTCTGTCATAGATGCTACCACTTCAGAAGTTAAAATTAAATTTCCCGTTAAGATGTTTAAAGAAATGGATAAAAGTTTACTGCGTGTTCATAATAGCACTAGCTCAGAGTTATGGATTACAGATTCTGAAATTCGAGAGGCCACCGAACAAGCCGTAGATATTTTTGATGAGTTTTTTCTCAACACCAGTCATGGCGAAGAGACTTGGACAGAGCTACAGATAGGCGATAAATTCTTTGATCTTAACTGTTGGGATGAAGGTATGGGCGATGGCTATGATGATCGAAAAGGTGCGGTACATTGCACTATATATCCTACAAAAGAACTAGAGAACGGTTATCGTTACAACGAAGGTGATATATATTTACGCTTGTTCACTGTTGATGAAAGCATGGGAGAAGACTGATGAATCAAGAGATTTATGATTTAATAAAGCATATAGAATGGGCTGTTGAAAACCCTGAAGAAATAGATTTATTAGTAGATCAGCCTATTGAAAGTTATATATCTGAACAGGCTAGAAAACTAAGCTATCTTTGCGAGAGTCTTATAGAATCTTCTTGGATGTTAGAAATTGCCAGCGGTGCTAAATTTTATTATTCTAGTTTAAACGAGGCTCACGAGGAAGGCAAAAGACTTAGTCCAGATACTTATATTATAACTGATCAAAGGAATAAAACGAATGCCATCAAAACGAAACACTAAAAGACTTAAATTTGTAGGTACTCACCCAAAGCTACAGACAGGAATGTATTATACAGTTTATGAGTTTGCTGAAGCAGCAGGTGTAGACTATAAAAGACTACACAATAAGATGTCGAGGCATCCAGTGATGACAGATGAATTATTAAAACCTTATGTGCCATCTCCACCGCTTCCAAGGTTAGAGCATAAAGAAGAAGTTATGATGGATAAGTGGCTAAGAAAACAACTAATACCAACGAGGTGATTAAAATGGTAGATAAATTAGTAATGCAGAAAGATGTAGAATCTAAATTAAATAGATATAAAGTTATGATGTCTGAAGTTCATGGATATTATATTGATGTTCCTGCAAGCAGTCCTGAAGAAGCTTTGAAGTTCGCTAAAGCGGGAAGCTATTACGAAGAGTATGGTAGGAAGGTTGTAGATAGAGAACCTGTAGAGGTTGTTGAAGATGAAAAAATACATACACGTTAATCAGCACAAGATAAGATCTAATTTAAAAAATAAAACAAACGATCCTGTTATTACAGTTAAGCAGGGTAAAACAAATACTTATTGCAAGAGCGTAAAGATATTAGGTCATGCAGAAGTAATGCAGTCACTAGACGATAAACCTATTTTATCTTGCGGTGCAAGAGTTGTAATAGTTACAGAAGCAGAGGTGCAGATAGATGGATAAAAAAACTGAACGCGATGATCTTATATTTAAAGCCATAGATCAGTTTAAACTGGACATAGAAGATGGCGAGTATCATCCTATTTATGAACTACTAAAAGCAGTAGATCCTAAAATTTTAAAAGGTTATTTATCGGTGAATGTCTATGAGTAAATATGCTATTGAAAATCCCACCATGCAGAAGGTTTTAGATAGAGGTTATGAGCCTGTCAGAGTCTGGCTTGGTGGTTGGTACAACGGATGGCGTGTTAAACAAGGATACAAGTGGCAATATATTTATATTATTTCAACAGGTTCTTTAAAGAAGTTTAAAGTAACTGAAAAGAAGAAAGTAAAACCACTTGAAAGTAATACTAAAGAGAGTGAAGAAAGACCTTAAAAGGTATTTTAAAGGTACTTAAAAAACTGTCAAGTGATATTTAACTTGACGCAACTAACTTAATTTTATATAATTTTAACTCAATAACTGGAGAATCCAAATGAGTAATGTACTAGCGATGTATTCAAACAACAATGCTTTAGAGTCTATTCGTGATAGAGGTTATGGTCAGGCAGATTTTGATATAGCTACTGCACCTTTAGTTTATTTTGCTGATGATGACGGCACTGAGTTTCCTAGTTCTAAGTCCGTTATCTATCGAACAGATACTGGATCAGAGCTTGGAGTGCATGGTCATGGCTATAAAGCTGTAGCACCAAAGCACATGATAGATGTAACACGTAATATTTTAGAGCGATCAGGACTTCATTTAGGAAATATGCAGGAGATAATCCGCACTTCCCACGATGGAGCAAGAACCTTTGTTCAATATAAACTACCAGAGCATACTTATCGTACACCAGATGGTGATTGTGCAGCGTTAAGTCTATTATCTATATCATCCTTTGATGGGACATGGCCGTTTATGATTAGTGCCGCAGCTATACAACAAGCTTGTACAAATCTACAAGTTTTTGTAGGTGGTGAAGTAGCAGTATATAAAGCTAAACATACTAGGTCATTGAACATTGAGCATGGTGGTCGAGCAATTACAAGATCTTTAGAGGTCTTTGAAAATGAAAGAGAGTTATGGTCGAAGTGGGCTAACAGACACATGACCGATTCACAAGCTTTTGTTTTCTTTGCTCATGCACTAAAGGCTAACACAGCTATGACACTCATTGCAGAAGGCGGCACACCTGATACAGCTTTAGCGGATATGCCTCGCAGAAACAAGAGTCTAGAATATATCTGGAATAAATATATTAAAGTATATAAGACCAGACTAGGTGCTAATATGTGGTCGGTTTATAATGCTATGACAGATTGGTCTACCCATGCAGAAACTTCTAGGAAATCTTCTATGCACAACATAGCAGCTATCCAGAACCAAAGACAGCAGACAGTACGCTCTGCATTTTCTAAAACTCAACTAACTATGGTGGCTTAATATGTTCACAAAACAACTAGGAAAATATAATCTTTCAGTAGAGATTCGCAATGGAGTAGGTATTGACTTAGAGTTTCCAGATGCAAGACCTATCTGGGTGCAAAATAATCTAACAAACACAGGAGAGTATATGTGTTTTGAAGGGATAATTATATTGCTTCCCTTTCTAGTTGTTAGTCTAGGAAAAGTCTTTGAGGCAGACGAGTAATGGCTACTGGGCAAACACATGGCGGTAAAGGATCTACCGCCAGACCAGTTAATAAGGATAAATTTAATTCAAACTTTGATAAAATCTTCAATAAAGAATTTAAAAAGTTAGTAAAAGAACAGGAGAAAAGGAGTGAAAAAGAAACTAAAAAGAATGTTTAATCTTAAAAGAACAGGAAAAAGATTACCAAAGATCGCCAGAGCCTTTTTATTTTTAGGCTCTATTGTAATCTTACATTATGTATTCGTTAGTTTATCTGGAGTATAAACAATGTCTAATATGTTTGAAGAAAGCTTATCAGGCAATGCGAGTCCAGAAGTTATGGCAGTAGCTAAAGCTTCTATAGCAGCATTAAATGGCAATCAACTCTCTATAGTATGTAAAGAGTACAACGTAGACGAACAAGATGTTGTACAATTTATAATAGAGAAAACTGAGTATGAAACTATACTAGATATGGAAAGATTAAATAATATATCTACACCTCCTACATTACCAGTACCTAATTGCGAAGATGTTGTTAAAGTTTCTGTAAAAGGTGGACAAATATGGAGTAAGAAAAAATGAACGAAGAAAATAGAGGTATCGAATTATCAATTCAGAATATTGTTTCTTGGCATTTAGCTAGGAATCTTATTCACGGGTCTGATGATAAGCAGCAAGTGCTAAAACTTATTCAGGAAGTAGGAGAGCTTTCAGATAGCGTGTGTAAAAAACAAAGTCCAATTGACGATATTGGCGACATCATTGTTGTGCTGATCAACATCGCAATCCGACACAACTTGTCTTTAAAGGATTGTATAGATCACGCCTATGAAGATATAAAAGATAGGCGAGGGAAGATGGTAGATGGTATCTTTATTAAAGAAGAAGATTCCGTTGATCCAGATAGTTACGGAAACAAATGACTTGACAACGATTGTCGAACAGTGTAAAGTGCAAATTCATTCACCCAACCAAAGGTAATTAGCATGGCTATAATCCAAGGCGAAGCTTACTGGGCTTCAGTAACATCACCCAACACTACTTACGATCCTGTATACACAGTAAATCTGGTAGTTGATGACAACACCGCAGAAGATTTTCGTTCACGAGGATTCTCTGTAAAACAAATGGACGAAGGACAGGCACTGGTTATTAAACGTAAAGTTAATGGCCCGAACGGTATGGTACGCCCTGCTCCCCGTCTGGTGGATAAGTTTAAAAATCCATTGGATAGCAGAGTAGGTAACGGTTCTAGTGTGCGTGTTCAGTACAAGGAGTGGGAGTCAGAGTGGAAAGGGAAAGTCTTTAAAGGACTAGATTTCCAAGCAATGCAGGTAATTGACTTAGTAGAAGTTGGTTCACCTGACGGATCAGAGTTCGATGTAGTTGACTCAAACATGGAAGACGAGTTGTAAGATGTCTGATTCTATCATAACAGTAGATGATTGCTCTTATGATACAGAGAAGTTCACTGCCGAAGGTAAAGCTCTTGTTAGGGCTTTACTGGAGGCAGATTTAAAACTTCAAGAAGCTAGTGTTACTGTATCAATAATGCAAGCAGCTACACTTACCCTAATAAATAATCTTAAAACCCATCTAACGGAAGAGGCTAAAGTAGTAAGGAATGCTACAGAACATGAGGAATAAAAATGCCTTTCGTAAAATATCATCAGCCCTGCCATGACTGCGGGAGTTCTGATGCAGTATCTATAAACGAGGACGGATCAGCATGGTGCTTTAGCTGTTCCACATATTTTAAAGACTATAGTACACCGGAAGTACACCAACCAGATACAATAACGGACTTTAAAACGTATCAGAGAAACAACGCAATGTCCGACTATAACCCTTCTGCTCAGTTCCATGAGCTAACAGATCGCAAGATTAGTTTAGAAACAGCCAAGAAGTTTGGTGTTAAATCTACAGTTTCAAACAACAATGTTACATCCCATCATTATCCCTACTACAATCAGAACGAGTATGTAGGAACTAAAATACGCAAAGCTAATAAAGAGTTTACATGGACAGGCAATGCCAAAGAAAGCGGCTTGTTTGGTGAACAGCTATTCAAGGCGGGTGGTAAGTTTATCACCTTGGTTGAAGGCGAGTGTGATGCTATGGCAGCCTATGAACTTATGGGTAGCAAGTGGCCTGTTGTCTCCGTCAAGAACGGTGCAGGAGGTGGCGTTAAAGATGTCAAAAATAGTTTAGAGTTTTTAGAATCATTCGATTCTGTGGTCATCTGTTTCGACAATGACAAAGCTGGCAAAGATGCTGCTCGTATGATCGCTAAACTTTTGACCCCCGGCAAAGCTAAGTTGATGACCCTTCCTACGGACTTCAAAGATCCCAACGATATGTTGCGGCAAGGCCGACACGCTACTTATGTTAGCTGCTTCTGGGACTCTAAAGTCTATACACCATCAGGCGTTTTAAATTTATCTGATCAGCTTCATGCCTATCAGGAACTACGTTCACAAAAGAAAACATCTATCCCCTACCCTTGGTTTGGCCTCAACAAGAAACTTGAGGGACTACGAGAGGGCGAGTTAGTAACTCTCACTGGAGGTACAGGGCTAGGTAAATCTAGTGTCACCAGAGAGATTGAACACTGGTTGATACAACACACCAAAGATAATGTTGGCGTGGTTGCACTTGAAGAGAACTGGTCGAGGACTGCTGAAGGCATTATGTCTATCGAAGCAAATGCAAAGCTGCATCTGGAAAGCGTCAAGAATAAGTTCACGCCAGAGGATATAGACAAATACTTTGAGAAAGTATTCATGGGCGACAACACAGGTAGAGTTTGGATACATGCCCATCATGGTGTAAATAATCTTGATGATATATTCAGCAAGCTTAGATATATGATCATCGGACTCGACTGCAAATGGATAGTTGTAGACCACTTGCACATGCTAGTTTTATCTACCCTTGAGAACGATGAACGCAAAGCTATTGATAGCATTATGCACAGACTCAGAACCTTGGTAGAAGAAACGGGTTGCGGCATGATTCTTGTTTCCCACTTGCGTAGGATTGATGGCAACCGTGGCCATGAAAATGGAATTGAAACAGGCTTATCTCACCTTAGAGGATCACAAAGTATTGCTCAGTTATCTGATTGCGTGATAGCTTTAGAACGCAACCAACAGAGCGATGATGAAATAGAAGCATCCACCACCAGAGTACGGGTGCTTAAATCTAGATACACTGGTGATGTAGGAATAGCTACTCACCTGTTGTACGACAACGACACTGGACGGCTTAAAGAAATAATGGACTATGCTGACGATGAATTTGTAGGAGATGAACTATGAATTTATTATTCGATGTAGAAGCTGACGGGTTAGAACCCACTAAACTTTATTGCATTGTTATCATGGATGTGGATACGAAAGATGTATTCACATTCGATAACACCCAGTTAAACGAAGCTTATGAGATGCTTGGTAAAGCTACCAAACTTATTGGACATAACATTATAGGTTATGACATTCCTGCAATTGAAAAGATAGCAGGGATAAAACTATCTAATATTAAGGCTGTTGATACTTTAGTTCTTTCTAGGTTGTTCAAGCCCACCAGAGAAGGTGGACACGGCCTAGAAAACTGGGGCTATCGTTTAGGTTTTAATAAAGGTACTTACGGTAAGAATGAAGAGGCTTGGGATGCTTACTGCCCTGAGATGTTAGAGTATTGTAAGCGCGATGTGCTGCTTAACTTTAAAGTATATAATGCACTGAGGCGTGAAAGTCGAGGCTTCTCTCCTACTTCTGTTAAAATAGAACACGCTGTAGCTAAGATTTTAGATCAGCAAAGAACTAACGGATTTGTGTTAGATCAACGGAAAGCAACGATGCTGATAGCCATGTTTCAAGAAAAGCTTTTTGCTGTGGAGGAAGAGGTTAGAGAAACATTTAAACCTAAAGAAACTATACGGATATTGAAACC